ATAGACAAGATGAATTACTAGGTGATCCTAGATTAGCAGCACAAGAATGTGACTGTGATTTTAGCACCTCAGGTGATGTTGTATTCTATAGTGAATGGATTGAATTTTTAAAAAAAACAACAATAAAAGATCCATTAGAGAGAAGAGGTGTAGATCAAAACTTATGGATTTGGGAAGCAGCTGATTACTCACGTGAATATATAATTACCGCTGATGTTGCACGGGGTGATGGAAAAGATTTTTCTACCGCGCATGTAATCGATATACAAACAAACACACAAGTAGCTGAATATAGAGGTCAAATGCCCCCTAAAGAATTTGGATATTTTTTAGTTGGTTTAGGTTCGGAATACAATAATGCAATGTTGGTTGTAGAGAATGCCTCTATTGGTTGGGCAACATTAGATGCTATAATTGAAAGAGGATACCGTAACTTATACCATTCACCAAAATCAGATCAATTAACAGCAGAATCTTACCTTAAAGTATTTGAAGGTAATAGTGAGATGACTCCTGGATTTACAATGTCGATGAGAACAAGACCATTAGTTATAAATAAATTTAGAGAGTATGTTGGTGATAGGTCAGTAACAATCCAATCAAAACGATTGTTAGAGGAAATGAAAGTATTCATTTGGAAAAATGGTAGACCTGAAGCACAAGGAGGATACAATGATGATTTAATAATGGCTTTTGGTATAGCTATGTTCTTAAGAGATACTTCTTTAAAATTCCAACAACATTCTCACGATATGACTAGAGCTACGCTTGGCAATATGAGTAAAAGTACGTATCTTGGTGCATATTCTACTAATAAGAATAACAACCCATATGAGATTGAAAACCCATATGGAGGAAAAGAGGACATTACTTGGCTTCTTTAATATTTATAAGATATAAATAGATACTAATGGCTGATACTAGATTATTTACCCGCTTACAACGTTTGTTTTCTACCGACGTAATCATTAGAAATCAAGGGGGTAATCAACTTAAAGTAATGGACGTTGATTCAATTCAACGTTCTGGAGATATAGCAACTAACTCAATTATGGATAGGTACAATCGTATCTATTCACCTGCAGCTTCATCATTATTTGGACAACAATTAAACGTTAATTATCAATATTTACGCACTATGATCTACTCAGATTATGACGTAATGGATAATGATGCTATTATTGCTTCTGCTCTTGATATTATTGCTGAAGAAGCTACTTTGAGAAACGATATGGGTGAGGTACTTCAAATCAAATCCTCCGACGAAAACGTTCAGCAGATTCTATACAATTTATTCTATGATGTTTTAAATGTAGAATTTAATTTATGGTCTTGGATTAGACAAATGTGTAAGTATGGTGATTTTTTCTTGAAGTTAGAGATTGCTGAAAAATATGGTGTTTACAACGTTGTACCATTTACTGCTTATCATATTGAAAGACAAGAAAACTTTGATCCAGAACATCCAAATGCTGTAAGATTTAGATATTCACCTGAAGGTGTATATGGTGGTGGTTCAGGATATTACGGTGTACCTAACGCCTATCAAAAAGAACAAGAACAAGGAGTTTATTTCGATAACTACGAAATGGCTCACTTCCGTCTCTTAACAGATGTTAACTTCTTACCTTACGGAAGATCATATATCGAACCAGGACGTAAAATTTTTAAACAATATACGTTAATGGAAGATGCTATGTTAATTCATAGAATTTCTCGTAGCCCAGATAGACGTGTATTTAAAATTAATGTTGGTTCTATTCCACCAAATGAGATAGAAAACTTTATGCAGAAAACCATCAGTACTATGAAACGTACTCCATTGATGGATCCGCAAACAGGTGAATATAACCTAAAATATAACATGCAAAATCTAATGGAAGATTTTTACCTTCCAGTTAGAGGAAACGATACAGCAACCTCAATTGAGAACTTAGGTGGTTTACAATACGATGGTATTGCTGATGTTGAATATTTAAGAGATAAATTATTTGCAGCCCTTAAAGTACCTAAAGCGTTTATGGGCTACGAAAAAGACCTTACAGGTAAAGCTACATTAGCTGCTGAAGATATTAGATTTGCTCGTACAGTAGACCGTATTCAACGTATTATTTTATCTGAATTATATAAAATTGCTTTAGTACACTTATATACACAAGGTTATACTGAAGAATCATTAACAAATTTTGAATTAAATCTTACAACTCCATCTATCATCTACGATCAAGAAAAGATTGCTTTGATGAAAGAAAAAATGGATCTTGCAAGTGCGATGGCTGAATCTAAACTAATCTCAACAGATTGGATTTACGAAAACATCTTCCACTTTAGCCAAGACCAGTATGAAGAAATGAGAGATTTAATTGTACAAGATCAAAAACGTAAATTCCGTACTACTCAAATTGAAGCTGAAGGTAATGATCCTTTAGAAACCGGTAAATCATATGGTACACCACATGACTTAGCCTCATTATACGGTAGAGGAAGATACGAAGATAATTCCGTTCCAGATGGTTATGATGAAAAAAATCCTTTAGGACGCCCTCAAGAAAAAGTAACCGATAGAAATACACAAGATGATTTCTTAGGAAAAGATAGATTAGGGGCTAAAGGAATGAAAGCAGACGATAATGAATCTGATTCAATTCGTCCTCAATACAAAGGCGGTTCACCCTTAGCTTTAGAAACTAAACAATTATTCGAATCTCTCGATAAAAAATTAAGTTTAAAAAATAAAGGAGAATCACTATTAGATGAATCAAATATTAAGGAATAAAAATCCTTATATATTTATAACAAAACCTATTTGGAATGAACATTAAGCATTCAAAGTATAAAAATACGGGTATTCTTTTTGAGTTGTTGGTCCGCCAAATCACAGCGGATACATTGTCTGGTCAAACATCCAAAGCTTCTAAAATCTTAAAAGAGTTTTTTGTAAAAACTGAATTAGGAAAAGAATATAAATTATACGAAACCTTACTTAAAAATACTGCTCTTACTGAAGGTAAAGCAGATATTATTATCAATACACTTATTGAATCTTCTAAAACTCTAAACAGAGGAGTTTTAAAAAGACAAAAGTATAACTTGATTAAAGAAATCAAGAAGTATTATGATTTGGATGAATTCTTTAAAACACAACTTCCAAATTATAAAGCACAAGCTGCTCTATTTACATTGATCGAAATTTATAACAGCGATCAATTATCTAATCCCGATCAAATTATTAACAACAAAGTAGCCCTTTTAGAGCACCTCACCTCAGCAGTTGTTAACAAGCAAAAAGTAAAAAAAGACTTAATCCAAGAGTTTAGTTCATACGATAAAGATCTTCGTATCCTAACATACAGAGTATTGTTAGAAAAATTCAACGACAAATACGGTACATTAAATAATCTACAGAAAGAAATTCTAAAAGAATTTATTACTTCTGTAGACAGTACTCCTCGTTTAAAAGAATTTTATAATATTAAAATCGAAGAGATTAAAGGTAATTTATTAGAATTATCTTCCAATGTAGATGACAAAGCAGTTCAAATCAAATTAAATGAAGTAAGCAACTTGTTAAAACCATTAGGTAAAACTAGTTCTGTAGGGGATGATGACTTAATCAACCTACTCCAATATTGTGAACTTTTAGAAGAATTGCACTCTACACATGGCTAAGTACAAATACAATTTAAGAGAAGTAATTAAACCCAAAGATGCAAACCCAGCATTAATCCAAAGACTGGAAAAAATGTATGGAGATGTTGATATGGAGAATGATTTCTTCTCTAATGATTTAGATACGTACTACAAAACTATAGAAATTAATCCTGAAACTGGATCTGTAGAACATAAAGTAATCAAATTAGCCAGCTTTTCAGATTCATTATCTAAATTATCTTCTGCTTTAAAATCATTAAGATTATTAAAACAATCAGGTGAAGGTAAAGATGATAAAATAGTTAAATCTATTGAACAAGGTGTTAGAGATATGTTCAACAAATACAGAACACATCTTAGAAAAAACTACCCAGATCAATACGAATTAATTAAAAAACAATTAGAAGAAATTTCTACAACAGCTGCTGGTGGTGAATATTCAACCCCATTTGCTTTTAATCCAAATAAAAAAGCGGACGGTGCGGCTGTAAACTATTACTATAAGTTAGGATATAAAAAGGCTCCAAAACCTAAATCTACAAAAGCTGTAGATATTGTTCCATTAAACGAAGAAACACAGGAATTAGAAAGCTATATTAACGCTTTAGGAGTTGAAAGTCCAAATCTGAAAAAACACATTACTGATAGAATCTTAGGATTTGAAAAAATCGAAAGTAAACTAAACGAATTAGTCCCATTGTTAGGTAACGCTAAAAACAAAACAATGGATTTCTATAAACAAAACCCAGACTTTAAAGTATTGTATCCTACCGATCTTGCTATCGATTATATTGATGACATGATCGAAATGTTTAAGAAAGAAGAGTAATGGCAACTTATAATTTTAATATTACGGCTAGTAGAGTAACCCAATCAGCTGATATTGCTGCTGGTGAATCTACTGTATTCTCTCTTACTAACGATTTATCAATGGATACCTATTTTACGTTAGAAACTATTCCTAACTACCAAGGCAAATACGATACTAATTCAAAGAAAAACACCTCAGGTTCATTTACTTTAGGTTCAGGTTTAAGAGAATTAATTCAAAGTGATTATATTGCTTCTGTAATTGTAGCCCCTGGCGGAGGAGATTTAACTTTTGTACCCTCGATTGCTATTACAGGATCAACTTTAGACTTAAGAGGTATTGGAGCATAAATTATATATATTTATAACGCGATGAAAACACTACAAGAACAATACAATTTAATTAAAGAAGGTCAAGGCGACAAAAACTTCTTTATGCGTCAAGCAATGAGACAGTTCCCAGAATGGGTTACTGTTAACAATACGTTTGATCAAACCGTAAGTATCTTAAAAGGCAAAAGCATTATCTCCGAAGGAGCAGGTGGTGTTATAACCACTGGCCGTAAAGATTGGTTTAAAATTTTCGAAGCTGAAGTAAAAGCTAAAGAAAAAAAAGTAACCAAAGACGTAGAAGATGCTGAAACAGCTGGCTTCGATTACAAAGACGATAAAGATATCGATAATGTATACGGTCAAGCTTTCTTATTAGGATACATTGCGGAAATGAACAACCCTAAAAACTCAGAAAAAACAGTAGCACAACTGAAGGATATGGTAGCTAAAAACATGGCTAAAGATCCTAACTACTACGTTAAAAATGCTATGTTCGGAGTTGACGGTTTGAAAGGTGAGCAATTAGACACACCTAAAGAGCCAAAAGGAAAACACAAATCAAGCGGCTACGGCAATATGTAATATGAAACAGGTACTGATTGAAACTAGAGCATTTAATGCGAACCCTATCAGTTTAACTGAATCGATTGCTCCTTCTGGTAATCCATTAGTAGAAGGTATTTTAGCAACCGCTGAAGTTAAAAATGGTAACGGTCGTTATTATGCTAAAGATTTGTGGGAAAGAGAAATCGAAAAATATAATGAGGTTGTAAAAGAAAACAGAGCAACAGGCGAATTAGACCACCCAGAATCTTCAATCATTAACCTTAAAAACGTATCCCATATTATTAGAGATCTATGGTGGGATGGAGATCACGTAGTCGGTAAAATTGAAGTATTACCTACTACATCAGGTAACATCTTAAAAGCCCTAATCGAAAACAATGTACAAGTAGGTGTTTCTTCTCGCGGTATGGGCTCGCTTGAGGAAAGAAATGGTGTATTAGAGGTACAAGATGACTTCGAATTACTATGTTGGGATTTTGTTTCAACACCTTCTAATCCAGGCTCATACATGCACGTGATTAAAGAAGGATTAGACTTTTCTAACCAAGACAAATATTCAAAGGTAAACCAACTTGTTAGCGAAATTTTATGTGCTAACGGTTCTTGCCCTATTTTATAAGAACACCTCAACCTGAGGCGCTACCCGGAAAGACGCTCTTCTGAAAAGAAGGGCGTTTTTTATATCTTTTGATATATGTATTGATATAATATGCCATCTCTATATGGCATCGATAGATAAAAATTCTTATTACGGTTTATAATAACCGTACTTCCAAAAAATTAAATTGAGGAAAACGATTATGGCAACGAACAGAGATTTGCTTAAAGAAGCAATCGCTGATGCAAAAGCTGTTAAAGAAACTGCTATTGCAAATGCAAAAGCTGCTTTGGAAGAACAATTCACTCCATTCCTAAAAGAAAAGTTTGCTGCAAAGCTTGCTGAACTTGACGAAATGGAAGAAATGGACGAAGCAGTAGAAATGGACGAAGCTAAAGAAGAAGTTGACGAAGTTAAGGACATGGACGAAGCGAAAGAAATGGATGAAGCCAAAAAAGAAATGGATGAAGCTAAAGACGAAATGGATGAAGCTAAAGACATTGAAGAAGGTGAAGACATGGACGAAGCTAAGGACTTGGACGAAATGGACTTAGACGAACTTTTAGCTGAACTCGATGCTGAACTCAACGAAGCGGAAGATATGGATGAAGGTAAAAAAGAAATGGACGAAGCTCTTGACACCATTAACGACCCAGATACTCCTACAGCAAAAGGCAATATGGCCGAAGCTGAAGAAGATGGTGAAGAAGAAGGTGGCGAAGAAGCTGAAGACGAAGAAATCGACCTAGAAGACATGTCTGAAGAAGACTTGAAAAAATTCATCGAGGATGTAATCGAAGACATGGTATCAGCTGGCGAATTAGAAGCTGGTGAGTCTTTCGAGGATGATGTGGATGTTGAAGTTGACGACGAAGGTGAAATTGAAGTAGAAGACGACGAAATGACTTCTGTGGATATGGCTGAAGGCGAAGACATCGATGAAGCAAAAAAAGAAATGGAAGAAGCTTACGACGTGGACGAAATGAAAAAAGAAATTGATGAGTTGAAAAAAGAACTTAACGAAATCAATATCTTGAACTCTAAATTACTTTACGTTAATAAAATCTTCCGCGCTAAGAACTTGACTGAAAACCAAAAAGCTAAGGTATTAGGTGCTTTTGATAAAGCAAACACAGTAGCAGAAGTTAAACTCGTTTTTGAAACATTAAACGAAGGTTTAACTACGAAAAAAGCTGCTATTAAGGAAAACCTAGGTAGTGCATCTAAACCAATGGGTGTAGCCGCTAAAAAACCTATCTTAGAAGTTAACGATCAGTTCTCAAGATGGCAAAAACTTGCCGGAATTAAATAAGAATGTTAAACATTAATTGATAATTACAATGTCACAAGTAAACCAATTATTAGAATCAGCTGCTGGCTCATGGAAGTCTTTGCAGTCTGATGCTGCTAAATTAGCCGGAAAATGGGCTAAAACAGGGTTACTAGAAGGCTTAGGTGAAGTACAATCAAACAACATGTCTTTGTTGTTGGAAAACCAAGCTAAGCAATTAGTAACTGAAATGAACACTATCTCTACTAACTCAGGATTTACTTCAGGTACTGAAGGTGAAAACTGGGCTGGTATTGCTCTTCCTTTGGTACGTAAAGTATTCGGTACTATCGTAGCTCAGGAATTCGTATCTGTACAACCAATGAACTTGCCTTCAGGTCTAGTATTCTTCTTGGATTTCCAATACGGAAACTCAAAGAATCCATTCGCTTCAGGTGATAGCTTGTATGGTGACAGAAACTCTTCTGGTACTTACCCATTCGCAACACCTGCTGCTGAAGGTGGTCTTTACGGTGCTGGTAGATTTGCTTACTCAACTAACCAATTCTCATCTTCATTCACTGTAGATATTTCAGCTGATGTAACTTCAGCTTCTTTGGCTGATATTAACTGGAACGCTGGTGCTGCTGGTGCTGCTAACTTGTCTGCTTCAGTTGCTGACGGTGAAATCAAGAAATTAGTTATTGATGCTTCAGCACTTACTTCATCAGCTGATTTTGACGGTGTAAGAGCATTTGTATTGACTTCAGGTTCAACTATTTCAGTTGCTGATAACTTATCATTTGCTACTACTTACGCTGCTCCAAACTTAACTTTCTACTTCTCAGCTTCAACTGCTGAATTAGCTGATGGTGATGTAGTTGTATCTTATAACAAGTTAACTACTGATACTACAAGAGGTGACTTCGAAGCTTCTTCTTCTGTAGCTGTACCTAACGCTGCTGATGCTTCACAAATCTCAATCCCTGAGATTAACGTGAAAATGCAGTCTCAAGCAATTACTGCTAAGACTAAGAAATTGAAAGCTGTATGGACTCCTGAGTTCGCTCAAGATCTTGCTGCTTACCAGAACATCGATGCTGAAGCTGAATTGACTAACATTATGAGCGAGTACATCTCAATGGAAATTGATTTGGAAATCTTAGATATGTTAATCTCTGATGCTGCTGCTGGTACTGAGTACTGGTCAGTTACTTCAAACAAAACTATCGATTCTTCAGGTACTGTAGGTACTTCTGGTTACTACAACACTCAAGGTCAGTGGTTCCAGACTTTAGGTACTAAAGTACAGAAATTGAGTAACAAAATTCACCAATTGACTCTTAGAGGTGGTGCAAACTTCTTGGTAACTTCTCCAACTGTAGCTACAGTATTGGAATCAATCCCAGGATTCGCTGCTAACAACAATGGTGATGCTGCTCAAATGGAGTACGCATTCGGTGTACAGAAAGTTGGTACTATCAACAACAGATACAAAGTATACAAAAACCCATACTTTACAGATAACTTAATCTTGATGGGTTACAGAGGTTCTCAATTCTTGGAAACTGGTGCTGTATTCGCTCCATACATTCCATTAATCATGACTCCTCTAGTGTACGATCCAGAAACCTTCACTCCAAGAAAAGGTTTGATGACTCGTTACGCTAAGAAGATGTTGAGACCTGAATTCTACGGTAAGATCTACGTTGATGGTTTGAACACTATCTAATAGAAATTACATAGAGTAAATTTGAGCCCCGCGAAAGCGGGGCTCTTTTTTATATGTATAATCATGTTTAATATATTTGAAGAAATATCTTGGCCTCAATTTCAACAATTTGAGCATATTAAACGGTTACCTATAAACGAACAGGTGACTCAATTTAATATGTACCTACAGGATTTATCTATCGCTAGATTAAACTGGATTCAGGATCAACCTAAAGGACCTCGTAGAATTATTGAAATAGGTTTTCTTTTACAAGAGGATTTATTTGATTTAGAACAAGAAGACGGAAATAAAATTATTATAACAGGATATGCCTAATTTACCAATTTCAGGATTACCAGCAGCTAGTACTTTAGACGGCTCAGAATTATTTGCCGCAGTACAAAGTGGTGTAACAACTTATACTACCTTAGATGATATTTCTACTTTTAACACTGGATCATTTATGGTTACAGGTTCTATTTCCGGTCAAACACTTACATTTGAAAAAGGAGATGGTAGTACATTTAATTTATATATTACCCCAGGTGGAGCGTTCCCAATAAACTATGGTTTATTTAACCAAACAGGTTCATCATCACCTATATCAGGTAGCACCCATGTTTCAGGTAGTTTAATTGGAGGAGGAGTTGGGTCATTATCAGTTCCAGCTAATAATTTTGTCCAAGGAGATGCATATCAAGCTACTTTTTCAGGAGTAGTAAATGCTGAAAATAATAAAACACTTCAAATTACAATTAAATCTGACAGTGTAGTTTTAGCAGACACTGGAGTAATATCTATGCCTGGGATTACTGGCGATAAAAGATGGAGAATGGATATTGATTTCTCTATTAGAGAAGTTGGTGGGACTGGAACCGCTGAAATAGCAACTGCAGGTACAATACAATTTAGAACAGATTCATCAGGTGATGTTATAACTGAAATTTTCAGTGATGTTAATAATACAACTTTTGATACTACAATAAGTAATACTTTAACGGTTGAAGCAGAATGGGGTAGTGGTCCAAGTGATTTAAGTTCTATTTATTCTAAGTTATTTACTCTACTGAAAACATTCTAATTCTTTCTACTTAGTTAGGTCCTTACTATATGTATAGTAGAACAATAAGTTTAACTAACGTTTTAAAAAATGAAAGAGACCCCAAGTCAGTTACATCTTCAAAGTTATGTAATGAATTTCCCATTTTCGCTCTCCACAGCTGATCCTAACAATATTTGGATGCAAGAGCTGAGCGATGAAGAACTCCAAATTAATAGACCTAAAGCATACAAGCAATTTATGGACTTGTATAATTTTATGGCGGGTCAATCATTAGTACATTTACTCCCCTCTGAAGGAAATTTCCAAGACCAAGTTTATGTAGCAAATTTAGGTTTGCAATTACCTCACATTAAAGATGAGAACCATATTTTATTATCAAACTTTACATCAGACCCTCGTAAAGGTGAAGAATTGGTTGGTGAGAAATTTTTCCAACAAATGGGTTATAAAACTCACATCTCTCCTTACAAATGGGAAGGTGAAGCTGATATCAAATATCTTTATGATAATGTTTATATTGGGGGTTATGGTATTCGTTCCAATATTAAAACTTACGAGTGGATGGAAGAAAACTTTGATATGAATATTATCAAAGTAGCTATGACAGACGAGTATTTATATCACCTAGATTGCAGTATTTTCGCGTTGAATAACGATCAAACATTAGTTGCCACGGAGTTATTCGATCCGGAAGAGTTACGCGCTATAGAACAACACACTGAAATTATTCCTGTCGACATTGAAGATGCTTTAGGAGGAATGACAAATTCAGTTAGATTAGGAAATATGGTTTTATGTGCTTCGAACATTGCTGAACTGAAAAAAACTCACGAGTACTACGAAGCTGAAAAACACAAAATTGAATCACTAGAAAAGATTTGTTCTGATGCTGGTATGGAACCAGTTATCTTTAATCTTTCAGAATACATGAAATCTGGAGCTATGCTGTCTTGTATGGTAATGCATTTGAATAGAGTTGATCATTCTAAATCTTTACTATAATGGCACAAACACTAGAAGATTGGTTAAGCGGAGAGGTTAAAGAGCTCTCTAAACTCCCTGTAGGCGAGCTAAGTAATACTTTCTTTTTTAGAGACCCTCTCCGCCCCAATCATATCGATTGGGAACACTTTTATAGCCCTGCGGATGGGACTATTATATATCAAAAAGTTGTACAACCAGATGAAGCGGTTGTTGAAATTAAAGGATTAAATTACACTTTAAAAGATGTTATGGGCAATGACGAGTATGATAAACCGTCACTAGTAATTGGCATTTTTATGTCGTTTTACGACGTCCATATCAATAGGATTCCCTATGGTGGCGTACTCACATACGAGGCCTTAGAACCTATTGAATCGACGAATAAACCCATGTTAGCGGTTGAGAAGGACATCTTAAATAAGGTAATTAATCCTAACAACATGGAGTACTTAAAGTACAATGAACGAATGTTTAACCAGGTGTATGTTCCTTCTTTAGATTACACATACTACTTAATTCAAATAGCCGATGAAGACGTAAACGTAATTGCTCCATTTAAGAAGCAATTAGATCTTTGCGCTCAAAACGAGAGATTTAGCTTGATTAGATGGGGTTCACAAGTAGATTTAGTTCTACCTCTGGACGACAGATTTAATTTCGAGCTTGTATTAAACGATGCTATGCACGTTAACGCAGGACTCGATAAATTAGTAAAAATCAATTATCAAGACAATGGCATCAAATCATCATACCGACCCGGTATTTAAAGAAAAAAGAGTATTGAAAAACCCTATTAAATTTAAATTAACCCT